ATAAAGTAGATGGCTATACTGGTGGTGCATCTGACCTAAATAAAATAGCTGGATATACTGGAACGTCAGCAGAATTAAATGTATTAGATTTAAATGCAAACGAAGTAGTTGGTGTATTTAAAGTAGCTACATCTGTACCAACTCAAGCAAGTGATTTTACAGGTAATGTAAAAATAATAATGGTGTACTAATGGTTCTGTCTGTACTTGATGGTTCAACATTAAGAACACCTCATAACATTTATGTATTAGATGGTTCTACTGTAAGAAGAGTAAGACAGATAAGAGCATTAGATGGCTCAACATTAAGGCACCCATTTACTAAGACAGACTTCTTTGATTTTTCTGGTACAGCTAACACACTTAACCCAGCCGTTGCTGAAGTTTATCAATATACTATAAGTGGTGCTACAAATAGTGGAACACAAACTGTATATACTGGTTATCAGCAATCTAATACTGGAACTACATCTCAAACAAATAGTTATAGTTGGTACTTTGGTGCTGGAAATCCCGGCTCTTCAAATGGTAATAGTTGGACAAGAGTATTCGGAAGTCAAACACAAGGTAGATATTTAACTGGTATAAATTACTGGCCTAATGCAAGCTCATCTTCTATGAATTATCAAGTCGGTGGTTACATATATAACGCAAATACTTTTCGTTATGGTAACATTGGTGTCTATAGTAGTAATGCAAATATTGCTGGAGGTACTAACAACTGGAATACCTATACACACTTTGTTGGTCCTACAACTTGGTCAACTAAATATCATGAACCACATGGAGGTCCAACTGTATCAGGTGGAACATCAGGTGCAAGTCCAAATCACGGATTAGTTTCTGGTTCTACTGGTGGATATGGTTATTACGGAGGTAGTTATTCTTTTAGTAATGGTTCTTCTGCTGGCGTAGGTGTTAGAGTTTATGCATCTTTCTATGCTGGGTATGGAGCATCAATGCAAAGTAATGGATATATAAATGTTCAGATGTATGGCACACAATATTATACTTATTATACCAATCACGTTAGTTCATCATCATCTACTGTAAATTTAGGTGCAACATTTTCTATTAGTGGTGCTGGTTGGAGTGTAGGTAGTACATCATTTAGTAATTCAAATACTGCTAGTACACACGCAGAAACAATAAGAGCATCAATAGCAAGTGCGTTACCTAGTGGTTGGTCTGTTTCAAGAAGTAACGCTACTGTAACAATTACTGCTCCAGCAAGTTCTGGAAATGTAAACGATATGTCAGTAAGTATCTCTAATGGTAGTGGAGTTAATGGTGGAACCAATCCATCACCTGGCAATTCTTCTACAGTTAGAGGAGCATCAAGCGTTAGTGGAAGTGGAAGTACAACAACTCAAGGTTCTGCACAATCTGGTAACTTAACATCTGCAACAGTAACAAGTGGTGGCAATTCAACTTCTGTGAACTTATCAAATGGTGCAAGTACAGATACAGCTGGAAGTGAGATAGCAAATGCAATGAATGGTTTAGCAGATACTACTGCAACCTATGATAGTGGAACAAATAGAATGACAGTGCTTGCATCTGGTGATACTTCAGTTTCTTTAAGTAATCCTAATAGTTTAAGTGTATCGAAAGTGAGTTTATAATGGCAAAAAAAAGAACTTGTGAGTGTGGTGAGGAAACCGAAGCTCTATATTATTACAAATCTATTGTTGAAGGAAAGTTTGATATATGGAGTGAAGTAAAATATGATACAGACCCAGACGGATATAAATATGACCCAATACCTTGTGGTATAAATTGTAAGAATTGGGAGAACCTTGTTATTAAAGAAGAAGGTGTACCTTACTAGAATGTTATGGACCCTATTACAGCTCTCGCAACTGCCAGTTCGGCATTTCAATTAATAAAAAAAGGATTCCAAGCAGGACGTGACGTGGAATCTATGTATGGAGATATCGGAAAATGGCTTGGAGCTGTGTCTGATGTCAACCACGCAGAGAAGATGTCTAAGAATCCACCTCTGTTTAAGAAATTATTTCTTGGGTCAAGTGTAGAACAAGAAGCAATGGACGCTTTTGCCGCCAAAAAAAAAGCACAAGCAATGGAAGACGAGTTACGAAGTTGGATTAATATGGTTCACGGTCCTAATGCTTGGGCTGAACTACTGAAGATGCAATCGAAAATTAGAAAGCAAAGGCAAGAACAACTGTATGCTCAAGCAGAATTTCGTTCTAAGGTAATGAACATAGTTGGCATTGTATTATTATGTACAGTATTAGGTGGTGCAATAATGTATATTGGATATTTATTTTATTTAAAAAGAACAGGTGACTTATGACAAAGATGACAAAGATAGTAGAAGATTGGACACACGCAATAGATTCTTTTAAGGTTATACCGAGAGCTTTAATACTGTTATATATGTATCTTACTTATAAAACTGTGTTTTGGTATATGGGTTTGGAGACACCAAGTTTTGAACAGAGTGGTATGGTGTCAGTATTGACAAGTGCAAACGCAGTTGCTATGGGTTTATTTATGGGTAGGTCTAGTTGATATGGGTCTTAGTTGTTATACTACACGGAACGGAGATTAAAGAAAATGTCTACTTCAATGATTTGGATACGTGTCTTGGATATGCAGAGAAAGTTAGAAGTCAAAACACACACCAGCAAACTGCGTTTTCCAAAGTTTATGTTACAACTTATTGCATACCTCAAAAGGAAAAGTAATGTTTAGTGCTATCATAGGTCCAATTAGTTCTCTTGCTGGTACTTGGCTGGAAGGTAAAGTCAGTAAAGCCAAAGCAGAAACAGATATTAAAGTAGCTAAAGCTCAAGCTGAAGCTGAAGTTTATCGTACCTCTGCTACATCTGAGATGCTTAACGAACAAGCTTTAACTGCACAAATGGCTGGTAGTTGGAAAGATGAGTTCTGGACAATTATTTTTGGTGCTATACTTGTTGCTTGTTTTGTTCCATACACACAGCCTTATGTAAAAGAAGGCTTTGACTTTCTTAATACATCAACTCCAACTTGGTTCTCTACTTGTTTATATATTTGTATCGGTAGTTCATTCGGTTATCGCTTTGGTAAGACTGGGTTACAGCTTATGAATAAAGGAAAGTAATATGGCTACTCCTTTATGGCAAAGAAAAGCTGGTAAGAATCCAGAAGGTGGATTAAACGAAGCTGGTCGTAGGTCTTATAATGCTAAAGGTGGTAACTTAAAACCACCAGTATCGAAAGCTCAAGCAAAGAAAAGTCCTAAGTCGGCTAGTCGTAGAAAAAGTTTTTGTGCTAGAATGAGAGGTATGAAAAAGAAATTGACTTCTGCTAAAACAGCAAACAATCCTAATAGCAGAATCAATAAGTCATTACGTAAATGGGATTGTTAAAGGAGATAAGTTATGCCAATGGGTAAAGGAAGCTATGGGTCACAAAAAGGTAGACCTTCTAATGATGACAAGATGTCAGGTAAACAAAAGAATTTACCTGAAGCTTTGAAGAAAAAAATTATGGCGTCAAAGAAAAGGAAGATGAAGCGTGGCAGTTAATGAAGCTGGTAACTACACTAAACCTACAATGCGTAAAAGAATCTTTGCACGTATAAAGTCTGGTACTAAAGGTGGCAAGGCTGGTCAATGGTCAGCTCGTAAAGCACAGATGTTAGCCAAAGAATATAAATCTAAAGGTGGAGGTTACACAGGGTGAAGGCACCACAAAAAAGTTTACTCGATTGGGGTAAACAGAAGTGGCGTACTAAATCTGGTAAGCCTAGCACTCAAGGTTCTAAAGCTACTGGCGAAAGATACCTACCAACTAGTGCTATAAAATCTTTATCGGACGCTGAGTATCAACGCACTTCACGCAAGAAGAGAGAAGACACACGCAAAGGTAAACAGTTTTCTAAACAGCCAAAGAAGATAGCAAAAAAAACTAGGGGGCATAGATAATGGATTTAGTTCACATCATTGATGGTTTGATTGCATTGATTGTTATGGGTGGTGGTTGGTTTCTTGGCAGTCAATCAAGAGAAGTAAAGCGTATAGATATTTTATTAAATAAAACCAGAGAAGATTACGCAAAGAGAGATGATGTAACTGTATCTATTAATAGACTAGAAGAAAAGATAGATAGAATATTGGAGAAGATAAAATGAATTTAGTTGATGTTATAAAAAAACACGAAGGCTGTCGTCTTGATATGTATAAAGATACAGTAGGTGTATGGACAATCGGATACGGACACAACCTTGCCGAAGGCATTGACCAAGAAACAGCAGACTTTATTCTTGGTAGAGATTTAGAAAAACATTCACAAGAGCTGGACAAACATAAACCTATATGGAGAGAGCTTCCAGACTCAGCACAAGTTGTATTATTATCTATGCAATTTAATATGGGTTGGAATAGATTCTCAAAATTTGTAAAGTTTTGGGACGCAATAGAGAAAAAAGATTTCAAAACTGCTGGGTTAGAGATGGAACAAAGCCGTTGGTGGGGTCAAGTTAAATCTCGTGGACCAGAGCTACGACAGTTATTACTGGATATTTGAGGGGTACAATCATACTAGAAGGTATTATTCCACCCCTCTGAGTGTCTTTATATCAAGACGTTTTTCTTAACTTTCCTGTTAAAATCTTTATCTGGTTGTTTAGCCACGTAAAAAAAGGGATACTGGTTTGATTGCGAACTAAAGTACGTGATTCGGTACTCATTATTTTTTTTTTAGGTGGGCGACCTCTTTGTTTTGTACTTGCTTTCATATTTATCTCCAATAAGTTTAACAACTTTTTGTTTATTAAGAACTGTTCGGTACATAATACCATTTATATTAGCTAACAAATCTTTTCCTATCAAGATATAGTCTATCCGTTTAGGCATCTTAGTGAAATCGTAAACAACCATTAGTATTTTTTCTTAAACAAATGTTTAGGTGTACGTTTTCTAGCTTTAATAGATTCATCACCTAACCAAGCTTTTACTTTTGGTGGTTCTGTTCCATAATTATTATATACAGTTCCATTTTTATCATACGAATCTGCTCTTGGGTCATCTTCAAATAGTTTGGTTCCAATTTCTTTTTTGTTTTTAAGAATAATTTTATTATCCCACGTTGTTATTTGTCTTGGCATATGCCCTCCTCAAGGTTAGTGAGGAAGGCTGACACCCCTGTAAACCTTCCTCGTAAATATTATATTGATTGTTCTGAA